AACCTAGTAAACCGAAAGAGGAGGCACCAATGGCGGAACCAACAATGGACGCACCTGTTGCCGCACCAACTGATGAGTTACCCGCAATTGAGGATTTACCTTCTGATGATATGTCAACTGACGAATTACCTTCTGATGATATGTCAACTGACGGTGAAGAGGCACCAAGTAAACGTTCTGATTATATGGCTGAAGTTCAGAAATATTCAGGTAAATTGGGTCAAGAATTAAGAGATTTACATGATAGAATGGAAAGCGATGATATTAAGTATGTTCTTAATATGATAATTTCCGCTGTTGACTTAGACAAATTAGACTTAGATGATATTGAAGAGATTGCTAAAAAATTCGAACGTGAAGAAGAGGAACCATCTGAGGAACCAACTTCAGGTGAAGAAGAAGTACCTTCAGACGAACCAACTTCAGGTGAAGACGAGGATTTAGGTGAAGATGCTATGTCAGCATTAGATGAGTTTATAAACACCCCAATTCAATCTGACGAAATTGACATGTCAAACTATGATTTAGGTCAGGAAGTAAGTGAAGAAGACGATAGTAAAGATTCATATGAGATTGATATCGACGAAATCAAAAATGATATTAACAACAGTATTAGTAGTACATTAAGTAAATACTTTAAGTAAAATGCATTTAATCTATGTCAATGAAATCGGGGCCGATTATAAAGGTCAAAAACAGTATGAATTTATTTTCAGTACTAAAACCGAAATCGATATGGATGAGTGGTTCACAATACCCGCTTCGGCATCATCACAACCAAAGTCACCCGAGATAGAATATATCGATATGGTTGGGTTGTTAAAAAATACCGACTTACATTTAGAATTAATTCAAGACTCCGATTATTTCGGAGTTATTGATGCTGTAGACGGTGTGATTTCAATGGCGTGGGAAAAATTTAACTATGACTCTGAAGAAGAGAGGTTAACATTTAAATTTGGAGAATCATTTGAGTCCGTAACAAAAAAATTAAAATATAGAGGTCTCCCCTTAATTAACGAAGAAATTAAAACAAACGAATAATGAACAGAACAGAATTAGTCGAAAAATTATTAAAAGAAGGATTTTCTGAAAAAACATTGGTTAAATTTACCGATAAACAACTTAATACATTATCTGAAAGAGTTTTAGGTGAACAATCAACCGGAACGTTAAAAGTTGCTAAGGGTTCTCCACAAGAGAAAGCGGCAATGGCACAAAAACAGGCGTTTGTTGCTTACGAAGGTGAGATGAAAGAAGAAAAACCATCTGCCGGATTAAGTAAAGAAAAGAAAAGTGAAATCGTTAAGAAAGCCAAAAAAGGAGAAGACCTTGGTAAAAAAGGTAAGGGTTTTGAAAAGATTGTAGATAATGCAAAGAAAAGTGGATCAAAAAATCCTGAGTCGGTTGCAGCAGCTGCAATGTGGAAAAACGTAAAGAGAGAAAGTGTTGAGGAAAAAGAAATGAGAGAATGGGTTGACCAATTAATGGAAACCACCTATCATTCATTCACATCTAAAGGTGAAATAATGGAAATGATTCAAGTAAAATTAAATGAATCAGAAACGATGACTCCAATGCCGGTATCTAAACCAACTAAAGGACATAATGGTGTGCCGGAATTCATGACACATGAAGGTGAACAAAATGAACAACAAACTGCACCGTCACCAAGTACTAGACCAACTGAGACCCCAACAAAACCAGGTACTAAACCAGAAAAACCAAAAAGAGAGAATCCTTTCGAACCTAAACACACACCGAAACCTAAGGCTAAGTTACCTGAATTCATGAAATTTGACCAAATAGGTATTAAATTAAAAGAATCAAAATAATTATGCTAACTAAAAAAAAGTTATTATCTTTGCTTAAAGAAAATTTAACAGAGATGCCAATAGACTACGGACAGAGCCCAGAAAGGATGAATCCTGACTTGGAGAGAAAGTTAGCCGATAAGGAACACCCTTATAAGGATAATCCAGCAATACCACAGGAAAAACCTGAAGGTATAACATCAAATTTCGAAGAATTAATTTCTTCTCAGAGATTTATGGATGTTGTTCAAAAAGTAAAAAACTACACCGGACAAGAAGGTAACGTTACCGACGGAAACGGATTTTCTCAACTTACCGCATCTATGATGGGAGCAATGAGACAAGTTTTAGAATTTGAAGCTCAACATAAAGACATGTTAGAAAACCTTGCAGTTGAATTGGTAAAAAAAGAATTATCGATTCCTGAAGGGATGTTACAATATGACGCTAAATTAGTTGGTATTGGAGAAATTGGAAATGAAGGTTTTTCTAATCAAGAAGAAAACCCAACTGAAGAAGAAATTGAACAGGAATTCGGTGTTGACGGTGAAGAGGCTGCAGAAGACGTGGAGAACTTTATTGACGCATTTGAAAAGTTTAACGATGAGGTTGCAAAAAGAAGAGTAATTAACGCACTTATACAAGGGTCTTCAAAGAAAGGTCATTATATGTTTGAATTGGTTAATGCTAGATTAACACAGATGGACCCTAACATTGTTAGATTATACGGTGTTTTAATGTCAGTTAACGATTTATTATATTGGATGTTCCCTGATGAAGCCATGTTAGGTGGTGGTGGCGGTGGTGCCGAAAAGGCGGGTAAAGAAGAAATTAACACAGAAACTGACCCACCAACAATAATTGCACGTGGGGTATTTTTTCCTGTCCTTATTCACGAATTAATTAAAGGTACAATGGAAATCATTGCAACTAAAGGTTTACCGAATGATAAGAAATCGGCAGATATGGTTATGGGAGTAACAGATAACTTACCTTCTGAAATTTGGGACTTAAGATTAGGACCGGTAATTTGGGAAAAGTTTGTGGATGCGTATCCTGATAAATTATTCAGAGACGATGCTAGACATATTCAAAATTATTTATTTTCAAGATTTTCTCAATTAGACACTAAAGAGTTCTTAAAGGTTACTAATTTAATTTTAAAAGGTAGTCCATTAGGTAAACAAATCATCGAAAAAATGGTAAGTGAAATTGAGGAACATTTAAGAAATGAAGATTGGGAAGAAGAACAATACAATATGGAAGTCGGAGATGACGATGACGACGAAAACGATGGGTTAGACGATTTATTCTCACAATTAGGTATCGATAGACCAAGGGATTAAGTTCAAAACATATAGAAATAATAGAAAGACGGTTTTTTAACCGTCTTTTTTTGTATTTATATATATGAACAGTAAATTAGCCCAACTTACGGAGTACGCTCGAATTATGAAAGATGCTCCATATGCGTTAAAGACATACTTAACAACGTATGACAATACACAGAAGCAATATGTTCCGTTAGAACTATTTCCTGACCAAGTACAATTAATTCAGGACTACGAAAAGTATAACGAAAACATTACAAGAAAATACAGACAGGCCGGAGTTTCGACGGTAACTGCGGCATGGATATCAAAAAAATTACAAACGGCGAAAGATACAGAACCTGAAAGGGTTCTTATTATTGCCAATAAACGTGATACTGCCATTGAGATGGCCAATAAGGTTCGTCACTTCTTAGAACAATGGCCTGAATGGATTAACGTTGGATTCTCACCGGATAAAAACTCAGAGAGTAGATTTAGATTAAATAATGGTTGTGAAGTTAAAGCCGTTGCAACATCACCAGATGCGTTACGTGGTTTTACACCAACGATACTTGTATTTGATGAGGCGGCTTATATTGATGCAGGTGAAGATTTTTGGGCGGCATCCATGGCATCGTTATCAACAGGTGGTAAAATTATTCTTATTTCAACACCCAACGGTTATGACCCAATTTATTATGGCGTTTATGACCAAGCATTGAGAGGTGTGAACGATTTTCACATTACCGATTTAAGATGGTTTAAAGACCCACGTTATACTAAAGATTTAAGATGGGTGAAATGTAATGACATTGTTCATTATATGTTAAATAGAGAACAGTACGACGATAACGACATCGTTATGACAGACTTTAATATAGAAAAGTATAATGAATACTTAGATGACGGTTATAAACCTTTATCATCTTGGTTTGAGTCAATGTCTAAGAAATTCAAATATGATAGACGTATGATTTCTCAGGAGTTAGAATGTGACTTCTTAGGTTCAGGGGATTCTGTTATACCCGGAGAAACTCAGGCGAACATTGCAAAGAATATGATTCGTTTACCAAAGGAAAAATATATGCAAGGTACGTTTTGGCATTGGAAAGAACCTATTAAAGGTCATCGTTATATTATGGGGGTTGACGTTAGTAGAGGGGATAGTGAGGATTTCTCTTCGATTAATATAGTGGATTTCGATGATAGGGAACAGGTTGCTGAATATATCGGTAAAATACCTCCTGACGATTTGGCGGCAGTGGCGTACAAATGGGGAATACTATATGAAGCATTTATCGTTATTGATATTACCGGTGGTATGGGTGTTGCAACATCAAGGAAATTACAAGAGATGAATTATAAGAATCTTTATATTGATGGTGTTAATACCAAAAACATATGGGAATATAATTCTAAAGCAATGGAAAAAATACCCGGTCTTAATTTCAATAACAAAAGAACACAAATTGTTGCTGCTTTTGAAGAACAATTAAGAAAGGGATTTATTGTAAGGTCGAGTAGGTTATTAGGCGAACTAAACACATTTGTTTATCTTAATGGAAGACCTGACCACATGAAAGGTCAACATGATGATGCAATTATGAGTATGTCAATGGCGTTATATGCTGGTGATATGTGTTTCAATCAGTTAGAAAAAAATGAAAACGCTAATAAAGCAATGTTAGAATCTTGGACAATGTCCGAGAGAACATATGAAACAAGCAAAACATTTTATTCTTACGGCACATCATTTGACCCGATAGGTTCAATGCAAACTGATGATAACTTATATCATGGAAATAACACGACCCAAGTTCCAAAACAAAGTTATCAAGAATATTCGTGGTTATTTGGTAAATCTAAATAATCTTTCCTATTCCATAATTTTACATTATATTATAAAGAAAAGTATTTATATACATGGCAAATCAAAATTTTACAGTATTTCAGAAGTTAACAAGGATGTTTGGATATCCTGGTCAAGTAAGACCACAACAGGCACCATCATTCAATTTTAACAGAGATGAATTACTCAAAACAGACAGTAAAGAGGAGTTTGAAAAGGCAATGTTACAAGCCCAACAAAGTCAATACATTGCAGACAAATGGGCAAAGCTCGACCAATCATTATATAATCAATCGGTTTATTATGAACCAAATAGATTGGCAGCATATTATGACTATGAATCAATGGAGTTTACTCCTGAGATATCAGCGGCCTTAGACATCTATGCTGAGGAATCAACAACATTATCAGAAAAAGGTGAAATATTAACTGTATTTTCAGAGTCAGATAGAATTAAAACTATTCTTGAAGATTTATTTTTAAATAAATTAGACATAAATACCAACCTACAAATGTGGGCTAGAGGTGTTTGTAAGTACGGTGATGATTTTGTTTATTTAAAAATAGACCCAGAAAAAGGTATTATCGGGTGTCAACAACTTCCAAATATTGAAATTGAGAGAATTGAGGGAGCATCTTCAAAAACCGCATCTCTACACGATGTTAAATCTCCAACAAGAGAATTACGATTTCAATGGAAAAATAGGGACTTAGAATTTCAAGCTTGGGAAGTTGCTCACTTTAGATTATTAGGTGACGACAGAAAGTTACCTTATGGTACTTCTATGTTAGATAAAATAAGGAGAATTTGGAAACAACTTTTACTTGCGGAAGATGCTATGTTAATTTATAGAACATCGAGAGCACCTGAAAGACGTGTATTTAAGGTTTTCGTTGGTAACATGGACGATAAAGATATCGAAGCTTATGTACAACGTGTCGCGGGTAAATTTAAAAGAGACCAAGTTACAGACCCTAGAAATGGTAATGTAGATATGAGATATAATCAAATGGCGGTTGATCAAGATTATTTTATACCCGTACGAGACCCATCTCAAACCAACCCAATTGAAACGTTACCGGGAGCTCAGAACTTAGGTGAAATTGCTGATATTGAGTACATCCAAAAGAAATTATTAGCCGCACTTCGTATACCTAAAGCATTTTTAGGTTTTGAAGAAGTTGTTGGAGACGGTAAGAGTTTAGCATTAATGGATATTCGTTTTGCTAGAACAATTAATAAGATACAAAAATCATTAATACAAGAATTAAATAAAGTGGCGTTAGTTCATTTATATCTTTTAGGTATGGAAGATGAATTAAATAACTTCACATTGTCTTTATCTAACCCATCGGCACAATCCGATTTATTAAAAATCGAACAATGGAAAGAAAAAGTTACTTTATATAAGGACGCAACATCTGACCAATCTCAAGTTGGTATTTTGCCAGTATCCCATACTTGGGCTAAGAAAAACATTCTAGGATTTAGTGACGCTGAGGTTATTCTTGATTTACAACAACAACGTTTAGAGAGAGCAATGGGATTTGAATTAACAAACACACAGAATATTATTAAACGTTCCGGTGTATTTGATGAAGTGGATTCTAAATACGGTATTCCCGAAGAAGAGAGAAAAGCTGCGGAAGAGGCGGGAGTCACAGGAAGTGAAGGACCAAGTGATATGGGAGGGGGTTCCGAACCCGCACCGGCTGCGTCGTCAGGACCTGAAGAACCGTTAAGTGAAGGTACTAAATCTAAAAAATCAAAAATCTTAGGTATGTTAGGTGAGGAAAAAGAAGATTTTAGTTCATTATTTGACATGAAAAGGGCACAACAGAATATTTATGAAATAGAAAATAAATTGAAAGATATTTTAAACGATTAAAAAATGAATAATTTCGGAAAGATTAAATCTAAATTACTAAAGAAGTTAACTGAGGCGTACGAGCAGGGGGAACTAAAAAACAATACAAAAAATTTAATTAAAGTAGTTAAAAAAAATAAAGACTTTAAAGAGATGTATATGTTTTACGAAGAAATCGAAAACAAATATTTCGACGATAAAGAAGTTGCCAGATTGTACGTAGAAGAAATCGGTAACATTTTAAAACAAAAATCAGATAAAGTAAAAAGTTTCTGCGAAGTTATAAACATGTCCGTTTATGATACTCAAATTGATGAGAACGAATTATATGATTCTATTGATCAATTATTAGAAGAAGATAGTTTGAAGAATATAGATAAAAAAGTAATTGCTAAGAGAAAGTTAGTTGAACATTTAACAACTAAAAAACAATTGGAGGAAAAGAAGAATGAGAATTTTTCAGTAAATGAGAATCTATTACACACAGTCTTAGTTAATAATTTTAATGTTTTATATGACAATACATTGAATGAAGAACAAAAAGAGACGTTAAAATCTATTCTTTCAATATCTAACGATGAGTTGGAATTAAAGACAACTGAATTGAAGGAATCAATTATTGGACAAGTAAGTGGTTTATTAAATGAATCGAATGATTCTGACTTTATAAATAAACTAACCAAAGTAAAAGATGAAGTATCTCAAATGGTACCATCAAAATACAATTACTACAGATTAACAGAATTAAAAAACGGTCTTAATTAAGACCGTTTTTCATTTGTTGTTTATAGACTGCGGTTATTTTCTCTCTTCTCTTTAAAACTGAAGGTTTTACAAATTCTTGTCTTTCCCTTAATTTAACAATTTGTTTTGTTTTTTGAACTTTATTCTTATAGGTTCTTAACGCAGATTCTATATTTTTTTCCTTACTTACTTCTATTATTATCATAATATATAAGTATTCCGCAAATATATGATATTTTTTTGGTTATACAACTTTTTTTCGTTATAATTTATACAACACCATAAAATAAAATATAATGAATAGAAAATAATGAAAACAGGCAAGTATATCCCATTAGGGGTTTACAAAGACGTGAAATACGGTTATGGGACCGTAGATTTTAAAAATCTTAAAACGATTTACCTAAAATTAAACTCATGGTTACAACCGGAAAATGAAACGGACGATTTTGATAATCTTATTTCAAAATCAAGAAGAGGTGTTAAAGAAATAATTTACAATTTAAATAACGAGAATTTTAAACATCAATGTATTGTTGATTTGGATATTAGAACCAAAGGTATTAAATTAGAAAAAAGGTCTTTCATGAATTTAGAGATAACTCTTTACGTTGAAAAACAATTCGATGTTAGGTCAAAAGAAATTAAAACATCAATAACTAATATAATTGAAACTGTTATTGACAACGGTTTATCCAATAAAAAATTATTTAATTTTCACAAAAGCAAGAAATAACTTAGTTATCGATGTATTTATAGTAATAAAAACTATAAATGAAGGTACTAGGTGCAAACGAAACGGGAAAAGGAATTCTAATTGAATATGACGCAGGTCATGTATCTCCCGAAGAAAACAAGCAAATTATATCAGAAATGAAGAATATGGACTTTTCACAAGACCTTATTCTTTATGCTGTTTTACAAAAATACGACACTCCAAATAAGAACGGTAGAATCTATCCCGAAATGTTACTTAAAAGGGAAAACGAAAAATACCAAACACTTATTAAAAAAGGTGGGGCTTTAAATGAATTAAATCACCCATCATCTTCTCTTATCGACTTAGATAGGGTATCACATTCAATTCTTGAAACTTGGTGGGATGGTAAAATCCTAATGGGTAAAATAAAACTATTCACTTCTCCAGGTTGGAAGAAGATGGGTATTGTTAGTACTAAAGGTGACCAAGCTGCAATGTTATTAATGAACGGTGCCACGTTAGGTATATCTTCTCGTGGTGTTGGATCTCTTAAAAACGTTAGAGGAGAAAATATCGTTCAAGAGGACTTTGAGTTAGTTTGTTTTGATTTAGTATCATCACCTTCCACTCCCGGTGCTTATGTCTTTAGTGACCCTTCAGAAAGAGAACAATATCAAGAAGCAATACAAGAAAAACCTGCGGTTGACGACCGAATGAAAAAATTAATGGGTAAATTAGATACTTTTTTATCTAAATAACCATTTTTATTCGTGTAGATATATTGAAAAATAGAATTTTTCATTTTTCCGCAGTATTTATAAGATAATAAACAAAAATTTCACAATGACTGAAAAATCAATTTTAGAACAAGCGTTACTTCAAGTACAAAATCTTGAAGAAGCCGTAAAGCAAAATGCAAAGGGTATACTTGCTTCAACTATGAAACAAGAACTGAATGACTTGCTTAAGGAATCATTGGAAGAAGAGGAAGAAGTTACAACCGAAGAGGAAGAGGAAACTCCAATCGACGAACAACCAAAACCTGAAGAAGAGGAAGACGATATGTCAGACGAAGAAGAAGAGGATAATGATACCGATTCTGATGATGCTGAAAATGACCAAGACCTCGATAACGATGAACCAAGTAAAGACATCGATTCATTAGATTCGGAAGAATCGGACGACGACACATCATTTGATGATATGTCAGGTGACGATTTTGGAAGTGAAGGTGATGAAGATGTTATGGACATGACCGGTGCTTCTGATGAAGAAGTATTAAAAGTTTTCAAAGCAATGAAACCAGAAGATGGTATCGTAGTTAAGAAAGACGGTAACAATGTTGAATTTGGAACAGGTGAAGACGACTACATTATCAAATTAGATAACGAAGAGGAAGAAGAAACTGAAATGGCTGAAGAAGAGGAAGAAATGTCTAACGACGAAGAATCTCACTTATCAGAAGAAGAGGAAGAAACTATCTACGAAATCGAATTGGATGAAGAAGAGGAAGAAACTACAGAATCTGAAGAAGAGGAAGAAGTTGATTCCCCTGAAGAAGAAGTTGACGAAGCTGCAAGAACAATCGGAAATGGAGTTAGAGGACCGGCACAAAAAATGAAATACAAAGCGGGTCGTCACGAAATGAACGAAGAAGTTGAAAAATTGAAAAAACAAAATGGTGAATACAAAAAAGCCTTAATTCTTTTCAAAGAAAAACTTAACGAAGTGGCAGTTTTCAATGCTAATTTAGCATACGCAACTCGTTTGTTCACTGAACATTCTACAACTAAACAAGAGAAATTGAACATATTAAAGAGATTTGATTCAATTTCAACAATGAATGAGGCTAAAAATTTATTCGCATCAATAAAAGCTGAATTAGGAACTAAAACACCTGTAACTGAATCAGTAGTAGATAAAATCTCTAACGCACCATCAACATCATCTTCTCAAGAGGTATTAGCTGAGTCAAAGGCTTATGAAAATCCACAATTCAAGAGAATGAAAGATTTGATGACAAAAATAAAATAATTAACTAAAAACAAAAACAAATACTAAAATGGGAGCATTATTAGAATCAGGTATGGTTGGTAACATCGGGTTAAAACACCTTAGAGTTATCAAAGAAGATACAATTAAAAAATGGGATGACTTAGGATTCTTAGAAGGATTAGACGGTCACCAAAAAGATAACATCGCGCAATTATATGAAAACCAAGCGTCTTACTTAATCAACGAAGCAGCCGTGGCTGATGCGTCTGGTTCATTCGAGACTGTAGTTTTCCCTATTATTCGTCGTGTGTTCTCTAAATTATTAGCTAACGACATCGTGTCTGTACAAGCTATGAACTTACCAATTGGTAAATTATTTTTCTTCATTCCTAAAATTCAGGAAAGAACTCAAGCAGGTGGTCACTATTCTCCATTCGGTATTCCAGGTGGTGCAGGTGGATCAAGTGCTTCAACTGGTTATACAGGTACTAACCTTTACGATCGTTTCTACGAAGCAGGTGATGGTAACTCTGCTGACACAGGTCTTTTTGATTACTCAAAAGGTCAATACTCAGCTGTTACATTATCAGGTGGTACTGTAGTTACTTTCTCTAACGGAGTAGTTTCTAACGTAACTAACGCATCTTTAACAGGAACTTCACAATCTTCATTGATTGTTAAATTCACTGGATTTACAAAAGATGGTCAAGGTAAATTAATCGGACCAAACGGTAACGCAATGGACACTGAAGAATTCTTAGCTTCTGCTACAGTAGTTGTTTCAGGTGTTTCTCGTAACTTTAACATCGTAACTCAAAAATACGGTAAAGGTATCGTTGAATACGGACAAAAATCAGCAGCATCAGGTTATCCTTCAGGAAACTTTAATGATATCTGTGATGAAGAAGGTTCTATCTACGTAAGTGTTGACTTACAGTCTTACTCAGCAACTGCTGGTTTCACTAACTCAACATTATCTAACTCATTCGCAGCAACTGATGTAACTTTAAACTACAGAGTATATGATACTTTGGAATTTGAAGACGAAATCGGTGAGGTTTCTTTCGATTTACAATCAGTAACAGTTTCTGTAACTGAAAGAAAATTAAGAGCTTCTTGGTCTCCTGAATTGGCTCAAGACGTTAGTGCATTCCACAACATCGATGCTGAAGCTGAATTAACAGCT